ACTCTGTAGGTTCAGGAGCAGCTTGCTCTGTAATATATTGATTGATACTTCTGTATCTTTCAATTTCATTTAATATTTTTTTATCTATTGCCATTATTATCCGTTTAATAATTGTTTAACACCTCTTGATGTCTCTACTCTAACTTGTCTATTAGCAGTAGTCATATGACCAGCTCTTTCAATTAAGCCGTCTCTTTCTCTTACAGTATAACAGTCTCCGGTATCTAAATCACATACTTGTTTAGTTCCGTCTCCGTTATCTTCTTCAGAATATCTAACTGATTTTCCTAAGTAATTGTCTAATGTTGATTTTAAGCTCATAAAAATCTTTTTAATATAAATATATCGGTTATGTGTTAAATTGTAATATTGAATGTAAATGATTGGAACGCATCAGGTATTAAATTGTTGGGGTCAGCAAATGCGTTTGGTGATAAAGCTAATAAAGATATTTTTGACTCAACTGACTTTATCTTATTAAATTCAACATCATCGTTCATATTTTGTTTTATAATGTTTAAAATGTCAATACTATCAACACTAAATGATTGTTTGTTAGAACTAACATAAGATTCTAAGTCATTTGAGAATTGGTCTCCAGCCACAACAACCTTAACGATTGTATTGTTTGGTCCAGTTTCTTCTTTAATTGCTCTCCAAGTCCATTCAGTTTGGCCTGATAATATATCCCAAAGACCCGCATCTGGATTAATTGTAACCAATAACGAATTATTTGTTGATAATCCATTCATAACTAATGGACCTGTTTGTTGTGGTTGTGTGTTAACATTTAAAGGAACACCTGGCACTGATGTTGGTGGTTGTGGTGCGGTTTGGAATGGATTATATGTAAACTGACCTGAACTAATTACATTACCATTTTTAGTCCTTAAGACTATTGTTTGTGTTTGAGGAATTACAGTATTACTTTTTGGTACAATTACATTTAAATTTGTATTGGCATTAATTGTTAATTGACTAGTTGTTATACCATTAATTGTCACACCAGTTGTAAGTTCTAAGTCAGTTCCAACAATACTTAATATTGTTTGACTAGTACCTGCTAGTGGTGAGAATGAAATTATTGTTGGAAGAGGACAAACAGGTGTTGGTGATGGTGTAGTATTCAAGTTATTTGGAACTGGAGTTACACCGGCCTTTACTTTAATATTAAGAGTAAATGTATTTTTAGTTGAAAGTCTTAGGTCTTGTGTGGCAGAAGCATCTAATTTAGCATCCGCAGCACTCTTAAATGCATCTTGGAATGTTTTACTTAATTGTGTAAACTCACTCACTTCTTTTGAATCAAAATACTCTTCCGTAACACTAGGGTTAGACCAATAACAAGCATAATATTTAGTAATACCTAATGCATTATCACCATAAATTCTATCAACATCAGTTGATAATGATGAAATCATAAAATCAAGAAATTTATCAATTGATTCAAAAATTGCAATAGGTTTAGAAACTTTACCGTTTAATGTTTGAACTTCAACACAGGCGCTTTTTCCAGGAACAAAATAATTACTTCTACTAAAATAATCTTTAGTTAATTCTATTGTCGCATAATTATTGTTATAACCATTAAATGTTTTTCCTTTGAATGTTCTAACATAACAAATCATGTAGATTAAAACTTGTAATCTTGGGTTTGATGTTTTTGCCTTAATTGCATTTACTAATTGTGTGGCATTTAATGATGTATTTGTTGTTGTTATAAAATCACCATAACTAACATAAGCAGCAACCAAACCATTAATACAACTATTTGTCGCGGCAGCAACATTACTTCCTGTTTGTTGTATTTGAGCAGCTTTATTAATTTCAGTAATCCTTTCACTAACCGTACTGTCTTTTTTAACTTTTAATAACGATTCAATCTGTGTTAATAAATTTTGATTAATACTTTGTAAGTAATTATCAATTGCAGGTAAATCATATATTCCTTGTCTAATACCTGAAAAATTAGTTTGGAACGTACCAGGTTGTACTGTATGTTTAACCTCTGTAATTAAATAAGGACCATTAAACATTGGAACGTGTCTTAAATTAAAATACATTGTTGGTTGGATTAAAGCATTTCCCATAGAAACAACCTGACAAGTATAACTTCTTTGTTTGTAGAAATTATAAAGACTAACGTTTTGAGTTGTACTATTTCTTCCATTAGCTTGGTCAACCATATCTAATTGAGTTTGTAAAGATTCAGAAGTTGCTTTACCACCATCCATTGAAACGTTAAATGAATAAAATATATTTTGATTTCTAATACCTAAGTCAACATTAAATCCAACACACCTATTTGATAACGCATAATCATTTTTACCTGTAAGGTTTTCAAGTAAAGGATTATCCGAAGCTCGTCTCATCTCAAACGCATCATCTCTATATCTAGAATTACCTTTAGGTAAATCCAAATATTGTGATGGAAGGGCAGTATAAAAACAAACCATTTTTGGAGATGAATTTCTATAGTCAACATCTAAGAATGTTCCCCACATATTATCGGCAAACTTTAACGAACCTTCTGTGTTTTGTGATATTGTCGTACCATCAACTTCTTGAATATTATAAAAATTAACATAAGAAGGTAATGGCATAACATTAAACTTATTTTTAATCAACATACCACTTAAGAAAGTGAATACACTCATACCTAAATTTAACGCTTTGTTATTTTCAACATCACCAAAAGCATCTCTAAGAGCAAAAATATCAATAATAATAGTATCTCCAATATTTCTTGATGCTCTATCTAAGAATAAAAAGTCCTCAAATAATGTTTTACTTTTATAATCAGAACCGGCAATCCACTTATCATTTAATGCTTTAAAAACTTCATAATTCTCAACTTTACTTTGTTGTCCATCAATAACACTATTAATTGTTTTTTCAGGTAATTGGTCTTGGTTAGGTAATTTATTTCTAACTTGTGTCAGTAATGTATTTAATAAATCATCTTGAAAATCTGCGGTTTGTTGTAAATAACTTTGAATTGTTTGTTTAAACCCATCACTTGTTATACTTGGAGAATATAATTTTTGTGTGGCATACATCTTAACTAAAGGAGCACATAATGTAATATTTTGGGTATTGAATCCAATATTATTATCAATAAAGAAATCGGTTATGTACGAACCACTATCACTATAAATTAAATTTTGAATTGTTGAAAATCCGACTTCGGTTTCTAATGTTGCCCATTGTTGTGGATAAGATAATTTAGATTGTTCTAAAGTTATTGTTCCTCCACCAGGTAATGTATTAAGAACATAAGGGTCAAATTGAATTGGGTCAACAACAATTGGAGTTGTTAAATTTTGTGATAAAAACGAATCAAAAATTCTTCTCTTATAGTTTGCAGGATTACCATACTTTAATAGAACATCATACTCTAAGAAAGACTTCATCGTATTGGTAAAGACACCTAATTGATTTTCAGCAAGTGAATTAAAATATTCCGCATTTGTTGTTGTTGATTGTTTTGTCGTAACACTCATCAAACTTCTAAAAAGATATTGGAAGTTTTTATAAACCGCATTAACATCAACAGGTGAAACACCAATCGCCACTTGAACTTGTGGACCTAAATCAATGTCTGCAATTGGTTTACAAAAGTTTAAAAACTCTTGTTCCAATTTATCTAAAATACTTTTGTCAAATACAGAAAAGATTTCCTCTATTTTACTATACTCATCACTTGATAATAATGTGAATGGAGATTGATTTGATGTGTTTGGTAAAATTTTATTAACATATGAATCAGGTTGTGGTTTAACAACTTGATTGGCATCAAAATAACCATAGTTTGGTGTTGACCATAATAATCTAACAGAACCATTATACATAGATTCGTTATTTGTTAAATTAACTTTGGTAGTACCATTTGAAACGCAATTTAATTCGGCTTGATTTACCAACACTGAACCAAATGATGGAACAACAAAATATTTTGGTCCAGTAACCGCAATCGATGGTGGTACTTCACAAGGTTCACTACTTGTAGTTGGGTCTTGAATATTATCAGGAAGAATGACTGACCAAGTTTGAAAATTAAGTGTTGTGTTATTTTGTGTTGCATTAAAATTAGAATCACCAAAGTTATAAACTTTCATACCTTCATTAACACTTGTTTGTATTTCTTTGTTGGTATAATTCACATATAAATCATATCCCTTATAAAACACGTTAAAGTCATTAATAACTTTAGGGAAAAATCCTGTTTGAATTTTAATGTTTGAGGTAGTTTGTTCTTGTAAAGTTATTTGTTTAACACCATCAAATGTAAACTCATATGTCTTTGTTTCGGCACTTGTAATAGGGTCAAAGTTTTCTTTGTAATTAAAATTTTTCCAAGCGGAATCAATTATATCAACACCTTGTTCTTTATAAGTTTTATATCTATACCAAACTGAACCTAACTTAAGAATCCAAGCATACGGCATTTTATGAATAGCGCCAAACTTTTTAAAACAAGATGCAATATAATCTAAATCACTTGAAGAATTTAATGTCTTATATCTTTCTCTTAACGACGCTAATGGTAATGAATTTAAAAATAAATAAGCCGCTTGGATATATGGGTATTTATCATTTCTTCTCCAATTATAAACACCATTCTGTATCGCATTAATAAAATACGGAGTATTAAGTATTGATGTAATTGTTTGAGTTGATAAACTAAGTGTTGGTGAAATGTAATTAACATAACCTTCTGTTGGTACAAAATTAGATACCTCTCTACTTTTAAAGAACGCATCCAATCCAACAATATTATTTAAACTTGGTGTTGTTGGATTTAAATATGAAAAGTTGGTAACAGGTCGGTTTGTTGTTTTATTATAAACACTGGTAAAATTGGCAATAACATTTCTCTCATCAAATACTGTCATCACATTCTTAGTATCATATACTAATTCACCTTTACTAAGGTTACTTGAACTCATATTGTTTTCAACCCAAGAAGGATTAGTAAACGGATATGTATCAATAACCAAAGGAGTGTTTGAAGCATTTTTAACCAATTGAGTTAATGCTTCAGAACTTGGCGATTCTTGAGGAATTTTACCTAAATCTTTTATACTAAGAATATTAAACGAATTTTCTGTTAAATTTTTAATATATGGGGTTACAAATATATCTCTACTATATTCTTGGTAAGCTCTACCAGTTCCATCATTTGATATTGATTTTAAAAACAACGTATAACTTGGATTACTTAAATCCCAATTTTTTAATTTAAATGTAATATACGGTGAACTAATTCCAAGACCTAAAACAATATTATTAGTTTCTGCTTCAACATTTAAGTTAATTAATTGATTAACCTGATTTTGATTTGCCCTAATAAATCCCGAATAGTTTGCGGTTAAGAATTGTCTTTCCCATATTTCATAGAAAAATTTAACCTCTTCTTTATTAGCATAAGCAAGACCAATTGAAGGAAATTCAATTGCATTTATATTAATTACCTTAGTTGTCTGTCCGTTGTCGGTTGGTGGTTGAACAACAGGAGGGTTAAACTTTTGAGTTAAACCTCTCATAAACTCTTCAACAAATTCAACCTCAGGCCATTTTTCATACAAATAACCTTTAGTATCACCAACAACCGATGGGTCACCAATATATTTTAATTGAAATCTTCCTTTTTTATCATCAGGAGTTTCAACAAAAAATTGAGGCCAAGGGTAAACGGGTATTTGTGAATTAGCATAATTTGAATTATCACTTAATGCTTTTGCCGCAACATTAACATTATCCCTAGTGTCGGTTCCTTGTGCCGCAGTTTGATTATTTATAATTACTTCTTTTCTAACTGGGTCATACTTAACATTCCAAGCATTGGTATGTACATCATCAAGTAATCTAATAAAACCTTCTGCCGATGCCATAATAACCGCAGAAATATTTCTCACACTAGGCTTAAACCCAATACCCGTATCCGAGTTTTCAATTTTTCTTGCCAAATCAGCAGATATTGCACTTTCATATTCCGATAATTTTTTATTAGCTTCAGTTTCAATTTGTGATATTGTTTTATCGAATCTAAAATCACCATCAAAAATATATAACGGTTCGTTAATTTTTGAAACTTTAGATGGATTTTGTTGAGTTCCTTTAGTTGTTTCTTGAACAGGTCTTAAAATATCTTCAATATATTTTTTTATATTAACTAAGTCTTCATTAGTTGGAGAAGTAATTCCAGTTTGTTCTTGAAGTGTCTTTAACAAATCAACACTTTCAACATCAATATCAATAGTAAACATACCATACGTAATACTATTTTTAATTGGGGATAAACCTTTTTTACCTAAAACAGGATTTGATGCCAATAAATTATTATAGTCCGTTGTTTGACCACTCAATAAACTTTTTGCAGTAACTCTAACTTGAGCATTTGCCGGTGTTAAATATTGGTTTTTAAATGTATAAACATATTCACCTGTAACTAAAACAATTGGTTTTGGGTTCAAATATGTTTTAAACCAAGAATTAGAAGCTCCTCTAACTTGATTGAAATATGAAGATAGAACATCTTTATATTGTCTGATATCTGTTAAAGGTTGAACATTAGCCTGAGGATAAGATGCAATAATTGACTTTTCAAAATTACTAAGTTTACTCATTAATTGAGCAACCGTTAACTCAGGGAAGTCCTCAGGAATTAATTTTTTGGCTTTATATTCACTATAAACTTCAACTATTTTTTCATAACCTCTTTCCGATACTATTTGTGTTACAACATTATCTTGGCTATTTGTTGGTTCTGAAACTCTAACACCTAAAGCAGATGAATTTTTTCCTAACTCTAATGTCTCTGTTGGTCTTGAAACATCATATCTTGTACTATACATATGTGGTGTTGCCAACAAGTTTCCAATAGAAATTTCATTAAGAATATTAAACTTATATCCAACAAACTCCAATCTAACTTGGTAGTTACCACTGAATGAGTTATAACTAGCATTAAATGTTCTAAGATTTAATTGGTATTTAATGGCTTGACCATAATAACCTTTAAGGGTTAAATAAAACGGACAATATGGTAAATTAAAAAAGGCAGCGTAAGGTGAACTATTACCTAATTGAAATAATGCTTTACCTTGAATATCTTCTAATAAAATTGTTACACTTGGAATGAATGAAGTGTTTGTTGTAACCTCAATCGATGTAATACCCAACAACCCACTATCAACAGTTTTACCTTCTTCGTTGGGTGACATTTTCTTATAAGCTTGGTTATTTGGACCAATTATTGTCTTCTCCTTTAGTTGATTAACACCTTTTTGATTTGTAGAATCTTTACCAGTTAATTCATCATAATAACCAGTACTTAAGTAAGTTCCTTCTGTTGGTCTTAAGAAATTCATTTTAGCAACCGAAATGGTTCTAATTCTATCTTCAGGACTACCACCAACAGATAATTTTGTTCTTGGTACAACTTCTGCCTCTAAGTTAGCATACATAACCAAATTTTCGTGGTCAACTAATCTTTCCGCAATATTACCAAACGCATCAATTGTTTTGTTGGGGTCAACAACAATTATATTGTTGTAATCAAAATCAACTAATATGTTTCCACTATTGTCTCCTGGTCTGTTACCTGCCATAATAATAAAAATAATTATCCAATGCCGCTTTATAGTCTTGTAATGATGGTAGTAATGGATAAGGAATAATCAATACCGCACCATCATATATATTATTTTCAAGTCCTCCAAATTGAGGATTAGCTTGTAATATCAACCAACCAAAATATGGTGAGTTATAATATTCTTGTGAAATAATATCTAATCTACTTTGAGCAACTTTATAAATGTAATTTTTATCTGTGGTTTTTTGTGGCAAGTTAACGAAGGGGACAACAGTTTGTTCTCCATTAATTAAAAATTCACTATATCTGTTCCAATATTGAAATGCCATTATAATAGTTTTACTTTAGATACCCAAGTTGATGGTGAAATTTCATCATTCCAAGTTTTTGCATCAGTGTTTAAATTACCAAATTGTCCTAACCCTTTAATCAACGTTATTTGATTATCACTGTCAGCATTTTCTGTTGTATAAGTAAACACTCGTTTCTTACCTTTAGTATAAGGGTCAAATTTTAAAAACCTAACCAATTCTTCTTTTTCTTTTTTATCAATTATTGCCTCTGTAATTTTATTTTCACTAACAAAATTTGGTTTTGTTTGGTCTTCCCAATAATTTTTAAACGCATCTTCCAAGTCAGTTCTGAACTCAATTAAATCCGGATTGATAATAACATTACCAATTAACGCGTTTTTAAATGTTTCTTGTTTTTTCAAATCAATAACGTCATTTGACATTAACATATACACTCTTCTTAACGATAATTTATCGTTAGTAAATACATCTGTTTGAAAAGGATTAAAAACATCTTTTGTTTTAATTTTTGTACCTTCAGGAAACACTAATGGTCCGGAATATGGTTTACCATCAGTCCATACTATTTTGGTATCAATTGTCGTTGCAGAATTAAACGCATAAATATTTTCACCAATTATTTTAACATCCTTAATTAATTCCTCCAGTGTTGTTGAAACGCCTGAATTAGTATCAACTTCAATAGTTCCTGAAGTAATATATGTTGTTATTTGTCCATTCTTTTTAGCAAATCCATCAGTACCCGTATTTGTAAATGCCGGAACTTGATACGTAATTGTATTAATCCTTGATAAGTTTGGAATATAAATTTGTTCAACATTTACTATTCCCTGAGTTATTACTGTTACAGGATTTTGATACACTCCTTTTTTATCCTGTAAGAATTTAACGTAATTATCTTTAACTTGACGAATAATTTTATTTGGGATATTTTTATATGTTTTTTTCTTTTCATCATTAAATTTTCCACCATTTAAAATTTGAATGAACCCTTCATCACCACCTTTAACATCCGCAATTAAATCTGAAAATATTTCGTCAATTCTTTTTTCAACATTATATGGTTTTCCAAATAATGGTACTTTTTGAATATTAGCATCTATATACACATTAAATTGTCCTTCAGTATAAGTTCTTTCTAACATCCATTGTTGTCTTAAGGCATTATTATATTGATTAACACACTCTTTATTTTTATTAACAACATTAGTAAAATATGTTTGAGTATTCGTAATTAAATCATCCATAAAAGTTTGATAACTTGTTGTACCCGAAACAATATCACCAATGTTAACCGTTGTTAATATTGTTCCAACTGTTGATTCATTTGTCTGACCTTGATTAGGTAATGCGTCATTAAGTGTTGGTGCCGGAATATTTCGATTAGCATCTAAAAATTGTTTATCAATAATCTTATAACTATCATCTGTTGGTGTTGCTCTATCGTCATAAATTTCAGTATTAGCATAATAATTAAAAGTTAATGCGTTTTGTAATTTATCAACCGATTCTTTTAATCCACTACCACCAACAAAGTTAAATCCCATCGTAACGTTGGCAATCATAGGTTGAACACCAATACCTTCAGGATTAATATCCAAGTTTTCATATGTAAAGTTTAAACTTGTCGGAATAATTTTTGTATTATAAAAGTCACCAATTCTTAATATTAACACAGGAGGTGCACCAAATGATGTGTTTGTGGCGTTATTATACTCCAAGACATCTTTTCCACCAACAGACTTAACTGTAGGTATTGTGTCACCAGGTCTCATACATTGTTGTAAAAATGTAAGTCTAGAATTTAATCCTTCAGGTGTCATTGAGTGAAATGCCGGTTGGAAAAACTTTAACTTTTCTTTTAAGTTATCATAAACCATCGGAGTTTCTTCTTTTATTGTTTCAAAATAATCACACTCAGATAATAACGACCTTAAAACTCTTTTACTAATATTATCTCTAATGACAACTTTTTGTTCTAAAACAGGCTGAGTAACCGTCTTAGTAACAACATTACCAACGGTGACATTTGTTTTTGCTTGTTGTGCTTGAGATGGTGGTTCATCTAATTTAGATTGAATATCTGAAATAAACGCTCTTCTACAAGCCATAGAGTTTGTTGAATATATTTTTTGTGTTTTACTTAAGCTATCAGAATCATTATCAGTACAATTAACCTTTGTGCCTGACATAAATTTTTTACTTTTAGCGTCAAATTTTTGAACTTGAGCATTTTCACCCAAAGGCTTCTCTATAAATAATAATCTTTTTAATTGTACAAACTCTTGTATTTTAGTATCCGCAGTCATATATGTTATTGCAGAATCAATACGTCTTTTAGATAACTTTTGATTGTATTCTTTTTTTGCAGGAGCAGATGCACTACCAGCCAAGGATATTGTTACCGTACCAGGATAATTAGACATTTGAGTTTTTAATTCATTTATAAAATTTTGAATTTTATCTTTGTTTGGTTTAATTACCGTTTGAAAAAAGTTTGTTGTTTGTGCTATTACTGTACTGTTAGGACCATAACTTCCTTCTTGACTAATATATGGTGTATATGTATCAATATAATTTACACCAAGTTGTTTCGGAACATCATTATCAAAATAAAACCCTAAGTCCTTATATCCATTTATTTTAGTATTTGCTTCCGCAGCAGTAATTGCTCCTTGAGCAACCGCAGGTACATTACCAACAGTATTTACCGCATATTCAAGAGATTCTTGAGATAATTCTTTTGAAGTAATGGCTTGTTGAATTTGAAATAAGTCGTTTTGTTTTATTGTATAATATTTCTTAGCAAGTTCATATAAATCATATTTTCTACATCCGGCAAAAAACGATTCCAAAATACTATCAATTCTTACTTTATTGGTTTCATTATTTAAAACCTTGTTAACAATAACATTTAATGCCGACGGATGGTCAACAACAATTTTCCAAGTTAAAGTACCCGTTCTTGAAGTATTCTTATAGGTATAAATTGGTTCAGGTCTTCCCAAAAATTCAACAGGGTTCCAGTTAGCACTAACACTTTCAGTAAACGTTAATCCATATGGAGGGAACCACATTACTCTACCACCATTAGGTCCTCTTTCACAAACCGGCAAATCAGCAACCGCATAACCCGGAGCATTTGACGTAGCCCAAGCCAAGTTCTCAATCGAGAACATATATTTTTTGGCATAACCATTATTCTCATTTCCAATTAAGTTTGTCGAATCTTGACCACCTTCTTGTTTGTTTGGAGCAATATTAAGATTATACGTATTATCTAAAACTGAATAAGAAAATCTTCTACCTTGTGTTGTAATACCATCAGTTTTTTGTAAGTCATTAAACTGAAGATATGGTGTATCTTTGGCAAAAACTCGACAATATTCCGTACCAACTTCTTGTCCAATTGAACCGACATATGAAAGAACTCTAGAACCCTTTGTAATCTCTTTATAACCATCGTGAAAGACCTTACTCACTTGGTCAATAGCATTACCTACGTGTTGTAATCTTTTACCTCCTTGAGGTTGGCTATCAATAATTCTTTGGGTGTCATCTAAAATTGAACCTTCACGATATACTCTATTCGTTGATTCAGTTGAGTTGTAAGATGACGGCTTAAAGTCTTCATCTTGATTAAAGATTGCCCCACCAAGACCAACTTTTTTACCGGCATTATCTTTATACTTTGGAGATACCCAAGTAAATCCACCCTCGATACCACCACCATCACTATACGTAGGACCATTAGCCCCAAGTCTAACTTCTTGTGAAGGACCTTCATAAAGTTGAGCAAGTTCTTGTGGTCCATAGACCGGCATTTGTTGTTCTTGACCAAACGTATTTACAGGTAAATCTCCTGATGGAGAAAATACTCTTGACGGGTCAGAGGTAATAGAACCTACATAGTAATCACTATTATTGGTTGTCGAACCAACAATCGCACCACCCAATCTATCAAATAACGTTCTATCAAAACTTGGTTTATATTTGTTAAAATCAATATTACCAAATAAACGGGACTTTTGTCCACTACCCAAATTGTTATAAAACAATTGTGAACCTGTGGTATTTGCTCCCAATAAACCAGTTAATAATTTTCCAACGGTAGATTGTCTATAGGCGTTCTGTAATTGTTGAATTGTTGTTGGTTGACCTGGATTAATACTTGGGTCAAAATATGAACCAGGAATTGTAGATACAGGTAAAATACTACCAGCAAGTCTTAAAGCAAAATCACTAGCAGCAAGAATTGGATTTGAAGAAATTGTAATCTTATAGTTAGGTTCAATTAAAGGAACTCTACCGGTTACAAGACTTAAAATGTCTGTTCCACTTCTTACGTTGAATATGTTGGCTCGTCCAATTGTGTCTTGAAGTATTTGTGCTGCGATTCGAGCTTGAAAATCTTTTCTTAAGTTTTCAGCACCCATTCTTGCAATATACGAATCTTGACTTAACAGACCATCACTACCTTGTGGGTCTTTAAATAATAAGATTGATACAGGAGAATAACTTGAAGGTACAAATAATGATGGATTAAAATTATTTGAATATGGTTGTCCGTTTCCTTGTCTATCTTGGTCAGGTGTAACTGAATTAAACGTTCCAATTGCGTTTGCGGCATCTAACCCCTGTCCAACACCAGCATAAGCATTTAATGGTTTCCAAGCCGGTGAAATGTTTCCAATACCCTTATCCGAAGCAATAAACGATTCATCAACAATATTGGCATCTTGATAACCATATTCCCCCTCGTTTGATTTACTATTAAGTATTCCGGTAGGGTCGGGGGCTTGTCTATAACCACCCTCATTTCCATATTGATTTAAGGGAAATAATTTATTGGCTAAAGAAGGTTCGTCAATAAGTTGGTCAGGACTATCAATAACAGAATAATCTGATTGGCTATACTCAAAATTAATAGGGGGCGTAAACTTACTAGGAGATTTACTATAAGGTTGTAAATTCCTTTTAGTAAGTCTTGTTAAGAAGTTCTCAATATTAATTAAATCTAAAGGACTTGTCGCCATCTATGTTTTATTTATAAATAGATTGATGGTATTTTTTTTTGATTATGATGTTGGTTTCATTTCTGATTTTATAGATTGTTTCGATATTTTTGATAATTGTTGTCTACCACTTTCACTATTGAAAAAATCAGTAAAGAATTTGTTTAGATATTCGGCACTAACACCAGGAGGGGCATCGACCTTAATTGTTATCATACCACCAAAATCAAGTTTTTGTAATGAAACTTTACCAGGGTCTTTGTCTTTATTCATTCCCTCAATTTGTCTTACTCTTGCTCCGCTAGCACCAAATACCGAAGCACCTCCAACCTCAGGAATTGTTTTAACTTTAGTTTTAATTGGTCCAGATTTACCAATATCAACGGCATTTTTGAATTCTTGGATTATTGACTTAAAACCTTGTTCAGCTGCGGAAGTACCTTTAACACCAGTAATTAAATTATTTAAAACTTCAGAAGTTTTATTTTCAAAACCATCCGTTGATTTAATAAACTTTTCTTCAATTGATTTAATTTTTGATTCAAAACTTTTTTGGTCAAGGTCTCCTCCTTGTTTTCCCATAATTAAAGGTAGAATAGCATTTAACGATTCATCAATAAACCCACTAACCTCTTTTGTTTCCGGAGTTAACTTACTAATTTCACTTGAAATTGCGGTTGAGACGTTCCTAAAACCTTCAGCATTAGATACAACTTCTTTTGCTCCAGCAACACCATATCTCATTTGATTTATAATCGCTTGTAAATCTCCACCAATAACCGTTAAAACATCTAACTGACTTCTTTGAATTTCTTCAACCGTTTTTGGAGCTTTTTCTTGTTGTTCTCTAAGTTTTGTAATTTGTTCAGCAGTTATTTCACCTAATTTAACTGTTTCTTGTTCACCTCTGGCATTTTTAACTTTAACCGTATATTCACCCTTATCCATTTGAGCCATATTCGCCAAAAACATTTTATCTTCCTCTTTTTCAAAATTAATACTTGGACTAATAGCCGATAATCTATCATCTAAATCTGCGGCAGCTAATGCGGTTTTACTTAATTGTTCATAAGAAATTCCTGTTTCTTGAGCCATTTCTCTCAAGGTTAAAATACCTTGAGGGTTTATTCTAAATGATTTTGTTTTTTCGTCAAAATATGTGAATTGTTTTGTAGCATTAATTAAACTATCTTGTAAAGCACCAGGGTCGTTAATTGAATCATTCATTAATTTGAATGGGTCTCCCAAACTACCTACAGCCAAACCTAATCTTTGAAATGCCGCAGACATATTAATAGCACCTTCAGGAGTAATAACTTTGTCGGCAAAATTAGCAGTATCCCTCATATCAAATCTTAACATTGATGCTTGTGCCGCCATTTTGGTTAAACCTTGAACACCATCATTAAAATTAAAACGATTCATTGAATCTAAATTTCTAACAACATCTTGTGTTATTGTTTTAGCATTTAAACCTAAACTTTGAACATATCCAATCGATTCTTCAACATTAACACCAATTTGAGAAACCTCATAACCCGCACTACCAAACGATTCAGTTAAATCGGCAGCAGTTCTAGTTAATATTTGTCCTGATGCATATAATTTAGAAACTTGTTCTTCTGTAGCAATTACATTCCTTCGAGAACCCTCAGCAATTCCTGCCATTGTTGTGGTAACATCAGAAATATCACCACCAAGTTTATTTATCGATGAAACAGAATCTTTAATAGCATAATTCATCTCCTCGATTCGAACCCTTCCACCACCAAATGCTCTGTTAAGGCTATCCGCTTCAACAATCATATTCGAAATTGCAGAAGCAACACTTTGTAACGGACTTGCAATGTCGTTAAGTAGTTTTGCGATATCCTCTAAAGATTTTTTATTATAATCGTCTGCCATAATTTAATTTCTCATTACCTATAAATAGAAGAAGGACTAATTTTTTAGTCCTTCTTATTATTTTCAACCCATTTATCTAACAAATATTTTCGCATAAAAACGGGCATTACCATAAAATCTTGATACGTTATTTTCATTAACGTATTTAAGTAATAAAACTCATCAAGTTGTCCTTGTCTATAATCCGAAGAAAGGACGAAAAAAGTCAACCCCAAAACCGACGTTAACTGTCAGTTGTTCTCCTGATGGGGCTATTACTACTCTCGACATATCGAGCTTGGGTTCATTATCATCCATAAACTTACGATAAGTTTTAGAATCAAAAATTGGCATTGACTCAACAAACTTCGCAATTTCGGTTTTATCTGTTGTTCCATTTACCTCAACAATTTCCTTATTCATTCTCCAAGTCACTCTTGGTACAACACGTCCTTGAGGATATGTTTCAGCCATTCTGGATAACTCCGTAATTTCACCATAAGTTAATGGTTTAGCTTTAATTGTTGCTTGAGATTTAGGTAAATTAATTGAAAAAGTACCATCTTCTGATGGTTGTTGTCCATTAACAATTGAAAGTTGGTCTAATAAAACATTTGTTTGAAATGGTTTTTTAGTTGCCGGGTCGGTAAGGTTTAATGTCATTTCAGGTCCAAATGCTGTGTTTCTTAAAAAGATAAGAATTGCCTCAACATCACCTTCAATTAATTCTTCTACTCTAATATCGGGTTCGTATATTTTTGACCTTAATAAATTAAGTGTTAAATCTTTTGCACCACCCATTAAAATATTTTCATCGGCAGCGGTAAGATAACCAACCTTAATTGATTTCTTTTTATTTTTATAAAAAATACCTTGTGAGGGTAATGGTACCACATCGTGAGGTAATGTAAAATTTTGTTGACCGTAGTCGTTTGATTGTTGATTGTCCATATAAAAAAATAACCGTAAAGTTTAGCTTTACGGTTAAATATACTTAGTATTGTTTTTTTATAAATAGTAATTAGTAAACTAATACACATCTATCCATTCTCAAAGTTGCTGCAATTGTTGCCAAAGCATCTTGAGCATATGATAACGAGTTAAAGTTAACGTCAGTTAAGAATGTTCCATAAAGAATCCACTTCTCAACAACAACACCCGTTGGGTCTAACATCTCCAAGTCAATATCTTTTTTATAACCCGCAGCATAACCCATACGACCCGTAACTGATTCAGCGTGTAAACGTACCCACTCCATCAATGCTTGTGACGCAGAAGGACCGATTGGGTCTCTAAACGTAACATTTAATGCTTGCCAATTGAATCTTCCCGCAACATATGTTGATGTGTTTAGGAAAGGGATTTCTGTAGCAGCGATTTGAATATGTGGTCTCTGAGCAGTTTCTACGAACCATTCATTTATACCCAAACTTGATGGGAACCTTAAGATGAAACGATTCTGACGTTTTGGCTCATAAGGAACCGGCATTTTCATTAATAAATCAGCCATATTATTTTAATTTTTGTTATTTTATTTATTCTTATAAATATTAGTTAGTTAAAAATATTTCTATTTACTTTTTTTTATATAGAATTATTCATTATATATAATTTCTAGTACTAATATATATTCTAGTTTATTTATATTCTTTCTTAATTCCTCCTGATGTAGAATAAGTCTTTACTATATTATCTGGTTTTTTATTAAAATGTTTACTCATTAATTCAACATTTCTTAAATCGTCATCTGAAAAACCAATAGATAACTTATTAGGGACAAATTTGTTGGACACATCATTTTTGAGGAAAGCTCTCTTATTTAAGATACCCGCCATCGCTTTAATATAATCCACAAATCCTTCCATCGCTTTGACTTTCGCA